TTTAAGTTCTTTAAACGCTTTACAGAAGCTGGTCATATGACTATGGAAACTGCAGGTAGTTTAAAAGACGGAAAAGAAGTTTGGGGGTTAGCTAAAATCTCTGAAGACTTTGAACTCGTAGGTGGTGACGAGATTAAAGGTTATCTTCTTTTTAACCAACCACATATTGTAGGTAGGTCGATGACTATCAAGCTTACACCTATTAGAGTTGTATGTAATAACACGCTTACATTTGCTCTAGGTATGGGCGGTACAGCATCTTTCCGTATGCCCCATATAAAAGCCTTTGATGACGATGTTATGCAAAGTGCTGAAGAGGCGTTAGGACTATCTGCAGGTAGGATGGCTGAGTTTAAACAAGCCGCTGAGTATCTTTCTAAACAGAAAGCTAAACACTCTAACGTGCTTGAGTTTATAACTGAGCTATATCAACCCACTACTTTCGAAGAGTATCGGCATGAGTTGAAACTAAAAGAACAAGGTAAAGTTATTGGTGATCTTGATCCTTTAGTTGATAGGTTTAACGCCTATCCTAGACTTGTAGTTGACGCTCTCGAGCAACAACCAGGTGCAAACCTGAAGTCTTCTAAAGGTACGTGGTGGGGCGCATTAAATGCAGTTACCTATGTTGAGGATCATTTACGTGAGTCTCATACAGAAGGTAATGCTTTACATAGTGCGTGGTTCGGTGCAGGAGCACTTCGTAAATCGAAAGCCCTTGACCTTGCTGTTAAATACGCGAAGGTGGCTTAATGGCAGATAACCCTAATAAATACACGCTGGACGCGGATGTATTGGGTATGGTCTGGTCGGCATTATACGAGTCAGGACATGACGAACTGGCTCGTGTAGTATCCGATACGATGATAGCTCAAGGTTGTCAGGAACTTATAGGGGTGGATGATCCATCCCTTATCCTGATGTTTTGGAGAAACTATATGGAAGAACGAAATATATTATACGTTGTTCCTACAGATGATAAGGAGATAAATTAATGTCAGAAATAGAAATAAATAAACCTAACGATTTTATTATTGATAAAGAAACTGGGGTTACTATAGATATAGGGATTCCTTTACCAGAAGATAGAAGAGCGAATGTTAAATATCCATTTGGTAATATGGAAGTGGGTGATTCGTTTTTTGTACAAGTTGCGGCAGGTGATAATGGTGATCGATTAAAAAACAGATTATCACAAGCTTCAAGAACGTTTGGTAAACGTCAAGATCCTGAGCGTAAATATATATTACGTACACGATTAGAAAACGAGATATCAGGTGTTCGAGTATGGAGAACTGAATAATGTCTGAAGAAGAAACTTTGTTAAAAATAAAACTTTTATCAGAGATTAACGATTTACGCGAGGCTCTCGACTCTATGTTGATAGAAACGGTTGAATGTATTCGACCAGAAAATATGACTAACGAGTTAAAAGAAGCAATAGCTATCGGTAATGAACGTTTACATGGTCCAAAAAGTGAATATATCACCCAAGATCCTGAGTTTGATAAACGTTCGGTTTAGTGCTTTACTTTCAGGTTATTCTGAAGTAAAGTACTTACTATGTTCTACTACAAGGTAGACAGGTTGCATCGAAAGATGTGTGTGTAGAAAGCAGAAAGGAGAATATAATGGCACAAGCATTATCTGCTGCTAGCGTCAAAACTAGCAAAAAAGTTGCGAAAGCTAAAGCTCCAGTCAAAGCGAAAGCTAAGACTAACGGAAGTAAGTTAGGCATGGTTCCTGAGCCTACTACGACTGGGAAAGGATCAGCTCGTAAATTATATAGATATACGAACAAGTATCCTGAAAACGTAGATAAAACTACGTCTCAGTTACTTGCTTTAGTAGATACAGTTGCGGATGCGAAGAAAGAAGAGCTTGACTCTTCAAGCTTCACAGCCCAAGATTGTGTTGCACTTGCGGTAAAAAATGGCTTTTTGTCAACGAGACAAGATCCTCTTAGAATTTTTAGATTCTACAGAAAACGTCTTATTGATGAAGGATATTTTGAAGAAGTGAAGTAAACTTACTGGAGTGTTGCCCCTACTCTATAACTCAAAGGGGCACAACTATTAGGGAGAATTATGGACATACAAGTAACAAAATCTGATGGTACTACAGTCAGTCTTAGAGTAGAAACGATTGCTCGTCATTTAACAAAAGAAATAAAAGAGGATGGAGATTTAAATAGAGTACAAATACCAGAACAAGAATTATTTAATATCATATATGATGGTATTGAAGAATTAATATATAAAAATGAATCTTAAAAAATTAGAAGAACAATGGCGTGAGGATTGCCCTATAGAAGCTAATGGCTTAGTGGAGTACTCGCGTCGTCGTAAAGGTGCTTTACTCTGGCGTAAATCTAAAGTAAAGTACTAATAGGTTATTTTACCTATTATGGATAACCTAGAGTGTAGTGTGATTGGATAATCTTTCTTATCACTACTTAAGATACAACGCACTACATTCGCTTTTTTAACGAAAGAAAGGAGAATAGATATGCAATGTGTATTGTGTAACCAGCCGATAGGCGACCCCTACGGCAATAATGCAGAGCCTGCAGCGACAGGTAGATGTTGTGATGATTGTAACGCTATGACAGTTATTCCTATGAGAATACTACAGTTACGAGGAGGTAATAATGCCTAATCATTGTTATAACAGAGTTGAGATACATGGCGAAGGTGCTGAAGAAATTGCTAATAAAATTCAGTCGGAAGAAACGCCTTTCGATTTTACTAAAATATTTCCTGAACCTGATTACGACTCTATTGAAGTTAAACCTACATTTCCTAGTACAACCGACGCAGATGAACAAAGCCACATGCCTGCATGGTGGGATTGGCGTGTACAAAACTGGGGTACTAAATGGAATAGTTACGATTGTGAAGTTACTATTTTGGAGGACGACCAAGTAGAATATACTTTTAGTACTGCATGGGGTCCACCAGAGGGAGTTATCTACAAACTTAGAGAACTCTATCCAGACGTACATATTACGGCGTTTTATGACGAGCCTGGAATGGAGTTAGCAGGCTATCTTTAATTTCCTAAGTGCCTCCCGAATGACATTGTGCGTATAGCAGGCGCAATGGTTAGCAAAGCTAAGAGAGGGGGGAGGTCACCCTCTCGTTGTGGGTTTAGTTTACCTCTCTTAGCACTGCTTTTTTCCGCGTTGTTGCCTTTATATAATATATAGGTACTAATTAAGAAAGGAGAAAGATATGAAAAAGATTTACGGAAAGATGGACGTTGCTAATCGTGACCGCTGTAAAGAGATAGCTGATCAAGATAAAGCACATCGTGAAAAGTACCCTTCATTATTAACGAGTAAACCGATGGTTATTGAAGATACTTCTTATAAACAAGAAGTCAGTAAAAATTACACTATCGCAGTCGCGTATAATAAAGGAGGCTATCAAGTAATACCTACTGACCAAGTTAAATATATAGGAAAGAAATGAGAATAGGATGGAGCAGTTGCTGTCCACTGTGTACTTTGAATGACACAGAGCTTCGAGCTAGGACGAGCTAATAATTTTCAAGGTTATTAGAAAAAGTGAACGCAAGTCGTGGTAACTGTTTCATTCTTTTTTAAGGAGTAAAAAATGAATTCTAAAAAAGCAAAACGAATACGTAGAATGTTAAAAGAACAAGATGTTGATTGGAGTGATTCAAAACCAGTACAACAAATAGTAAAAGACCATGAGGGTAATGAAAAACGTTTAGAGCGTATCTTTCAAGATCCGAAAGGTGGACGTGCTGTTTATCGTTCTATGAAAAAGCTAATAGAATCAAAGCGTTCGCGCTGATGCTTTACTCTTACTATTTTGTAAAGTAAAGTAGTATATATTATTAACTAGAAAGGAGAAAGATATGAGCAAACCTATTGAGACGGTCAAAGATTTGGTCGGCGAAAAAGTCTGCAAATTATTATTTAACGAAGTTGACGAAGTACAAAATGCTTGTACAGATTATATATGTGATTTGATCGCGGAAAGCGATAGACCACATAATCCACATCTAAACGAGATACACGCACTTGTTAACGAATTTTTACATAACCTCTATGGTGATGATATTGACCGAGCTAGGCGAGAGTCTGACTGGGTTAAATTTGCCGTAGAAGAAACACTAAAAGGGAGAATATAAATGGAAGGATTTGATAAAATAGATAAATTCTATGTTTCAGCAACAGGTGAGCAATTAGCAAGTAAAGTTAAGCATGCTTACTACAGACAAATCGATACGGTATCGATGCCTATCTCACCACCGATACGAGACGGTAAAAAGTTTCACGACGGTTTTGTCGAAGCTATCGAAAATTTGACCTTTATTTATTACGATAAAGAAGATTCGGGTAGTACTTTTAAACTATACCACGATGCGAAAACTAATACCTTTAGCGTAAAACAAAACGGTCAAATAGCAGAGATATCACCAAAAAATAAGGAGACAGCATGACAGAAGAAACTATGACATTAATCGGTGTGATCGCCCCGTTTTTCGTATTGGCGATACTTATTATAACAATGTATTATTTAGGAGATAAAAATGGGAAATAGAGCAGTAATAGCGTTCGATGACGAACATAGAGAAAAAGAACAATGTCCAGCGATATACTTACATTGGAACGGTAGTCGTAGCACCGTAGAAGGCTTTTTGAAAGCCGCCAAAGATTTCGGTATACGAGGTAACGATCCGACGTATTGTATGGCTAGATTAACACAAGTTATCGGTAACGCGATAGGCGGTACGTTATCACTCGGTGTTGGATGTTACGGCAACTTCGGTGATCCAGGCGACAACGGCGTTTATTGGATTCGAAACTGGGAAATCGTTGACCACGATACGGATTACGCTAGTGAGTATTCTGAAGAAGGTGTTAACCAAGCGTATAACGAAACTGTCAACGCTAACGAAGGTTTTCATACAGTTGGATCTACAGAACGATGAAAAAAGTCGAGATTATATTTAACGATCCCCGCGCTGAAGAGCGCGGGATTCCTGAATATGCGACCGTAGGATCTGCTGGATTAGATTTACGATCTTGCGATAACGCCATGATCCATCCTGGAGAGACCGTACAATTTCCTATGGGTTATTCAATCTATATCGGTGACCATACGATTTGCGCAATGATTATGCCTAGATCGGGTTTAGGAATAAAAGGCATTATGCCCGCAAACGTATTAGGATTAATCGATTCTGACTATCAAGGAGAGTTAATGGTGTACCTTAAAAACCATGGGAACGAGCCATATCTCGTATCTAACGGCGACCGTATTGCTCAATTAGTATTTATGCCTATCGAGCACGTGATGTTTTCAGTAGTGTCCGATTTTAGTCATACCACGGAACGTGGCGAGGGTGGGTTCGGTAGTACAGGTAAAGGATGGGGAGAAAAGTAATGGAAGATTTTGAGATTTCGATAAAAATAGCAGTTTATACAACGGATGGTAAGTTTATACGACAACTCGGTAATGCGAGTCTTTCTGACGAGACGATGGCGTTAGTAATGAAAGACGTAGCGATAGAGGTTAATAATGCCTAGCGGCTCGTGGTACTGCTTTATTCGCGTTTGTTCCGCGTTTATAATATATAAGTATTAACTAAGAAAGGAGAAAGAAATGGCTGATAAAAAAGAACCATTATTAATAAAAGAAAATGCTATGTTTGCTAGTAAAAAATCCACCGAGGAAGTGATGGACTTTATGACTGCTTACGCAGGTAAAGAAAATGCGTGGTTTTGTGCGATGACCATGGCATTGACTATTAACGCAATTGTTAGAGTGATAGACGAGGAGTGCGACGGCACTGCGGTAGTCGAAAGAGCTAAACCACTATTTAGAAAGGAGAGTGCGTAATGGAACAGTTATATAGGTTATCGATTTATAACGAAGACGGGAGCGATATCCATACGTTTTGTCAATCTTGTACGAAAGAGCAGATATATTGGGTTATTGAAACGTACGGGAGTTTATATACACAATTCGAAAAGATCGCTGACGATTTAAATTTAGAGTACGGCATATTAGAGTTAACCGACGATAAGACTCACCTTTATTGGGATAATGGTCATATTGTTGCAGAAAACCTAGATACAGGCGAACTCTTTAGTTATATCAGTGCACAGGGCGGATATGGATTAGAACCATTTAAGGAGATAGTATGAGAAACGAATATTTTACAATTAGAGTTTACCCAAACGCGTCAACAGGCGACCACCGTTCATCTTTATTACAGTACTCGGCTACATTGACTCAAGCATCACGGGTAGTAGAGTGGTACGATAGATTATGGCGTGAGATAGTCGAAAAACAACACGATAATTTAGATCCTGACTTCGAACACGTAAGTATTGATGCGTTGACCGATGATGTAATATTACAACAATGGGAGGGTAGCGAGATATTAGCGTTTAGTCGATTCGATGATGCCGTACTTTATTACGATGGTAAGGAAGGCGAAGAATGGAAACAATACGGTGTACAAAAAGATTGGGTAGAAATTAGTGACCGTAAATTTATACCTAGAGGCACGCCATTGGAGGATCTATTATGAAGTATTGCGTAACAATCGAATTAGAAAGTAAGGCGGAAGCCCACGAAATTATCGAACGGTTGCCACTCGAGCGACCAGTATATCTTAGCGGTACGCGACCGAAAGGTTCATATCCCGTGGACGATTGGGAACGCGAGAGGCTACGGAAACAACGAAAGTATAAGCGTTAGTCGCTTGCGCTTTCGTACGCTGCTTTTTTCTACTTTGCTCCCCTTATATAATATATATACGCGTAAAAGAGTTTTACGCGATAACTAAGAAAGGAGAAAGAAATGAACGAATTGTTTAACTTAAAAATGTATGTGGACGGTGCCGACGCGTATGACCCCGAGGGAAAATCTACTACATTAGCGGAAAATATTACCATTGAGCGAGCTACTGAGTTAGCGACCGATTGGCGAGTAGCTTTATATAGAGCCAGAGATGATAAGTTTGCTGGCGGAGAGATTGTAGCGGAGAGTCTTGCTGACGGAAAAAGATATTTCGATCCGCGTGACGGTTTCGATTGGATGGAAGTATCAAAGACGGAGGAGCTGTAGATGGAAAATTTAATAACTAGATTATCTGAAAATGGGGAAAGAGTATATGTCCCTAAAGAGTATCTTGAGTTACTAGCTGAAAACGAGCACAAAGATACACCTGTCCGAGACGATAGACTTGACCTTGTATGGGATAGCGAGTCTAATTTTGGGATATTAGAACCTAAAGAAGGCTACGAGCCGATAATCGTAATAGACTATCTTACACAGACCCACGGTATTGCTAACCCGATGGTGTTGATATATACCTACGGAGGAGAGATTCGAGTAACGGGTTTATATTATGACGGACATGCCAATACGTACATTAATAAAGTAATATAGAACTATTAGAAAAGTCCTATTAGTAGTTTTAGAAAATAAAAAAGTTTTTGAAAAAAGTTTTCAAGAATTACTAATAGAAGTAATAAACTAATAGAATCGAGCTGAAAGGCTCGTGAACAGTGGATTCTTTGAAAGAGCAAAAGTAATAGAATTCTATTAAACTATTAGAAACGAACAGGTAAGAAGCTGAGAGGGCACGAGAAAACTATTTTATTTCTATAAAATCTATTAATATTCTAATAACTCTATTAGAAATGTTGGTAGATAGAATGAAACAACTCACTTATACTCCATTAGTTCCGTCAGAGGACGGGAACACACTGATCGACGAAAACGGTAAGAACTGGCAACCAATCAACTCTAAGCAAAAGAAGTTTTGTAAAGAGTATATCAAAGGTATGTCAGCCACTGAAGCAGCGATGAAAGCAGGCTATACGAAGGATCGTAAGGGCGCGAAGACACAGGGCAGTGTATTACTGAATCATAACCCAGTTGTACGAAACTACCTCATTGAGTTAGAAATGGCACTCGCGGAGAGGGACGCAGTTTCTCTTGAAAGCCACCTGTCCACGCTCCACGATCTACGGGAAGAGGCAAAAGACCAAGGTCAGATATCCGCAGCCATCACCGCCGAGGTTCATCGAGGCAAGGCTGGCGGACTCTACATCGATAGACGAGAGGTGTTGACCGCGAAGATTGATATGATGTCCAAGGACGACATACTCACGCGACTCGAGGAGCTGATTAAGAAACGAGCGACCGAGTCAAACGTGATCGAGGGAGAGTTTACTCAATCGTAATCTACTCTATCGCTCTACTCTATCACTCTATCACTCTATCACTCTATCCCTGACTCTACTCTACACTTACCCTTACCCAAACACCCACGGACACAGCGAGCGAGCCAGCCAGCCAGCGAGGCGGAGCGAGCCACGAGCCACGGAAAAAGGACGGAAAATATATAAATAAATATTTAATTATTTAGATATATAGTATTGTATTAATAATTAATATATGTTTATAATACGTATGTGGCACAGACATAAGACCACAATTAACTAATAATAAATAATTATGAAAACTAATAATAAAGATGTGAAAGCTAACACACAAACAGCTAAAACTAGAAAGCCAATAGCAGAAGAAACTGTAAACGGTTCTATGAATCCTAACCTTAGAATCATATTAGGTGATAACTATTATGATAGTGGTTGCCATGCTAGTTTACCTAAGCAAGTGCGTATTGCCTTGCGTATGGTATGGAATGACTTTGATGGCTCATGTACTTTAGCTGAGTTAGATAAGGCATGGGATAGCTCTGAATATTGCGATGTCAATGGCGGTAAGTATAGACAAGGTATTCTTGATAAAGCAGGACAAAAATCTTTCTTTAAACATTACTTCTCTAGTAATGGTTCGGCTACTAAAAACTTAGTAGAGCGTAAGGATGCTATGACTGCTGAACAGTATAAGGAGCATATCTGTATTACTAAATAATTTAGTCTCTATTAAAAGGGTAGTCTATCGGCTACCCTTTTTTTATGCCTACTATTTAACTACTTACCCTAACCCTTAAACATACCCCTAGAAACGCTATAAGCGATCTCTACTAAACGATATTATATAAGCCTATAAGTAAAGGGGTAACCCCCCTTTTACGCCGTAGCGGGGTACCCACCCGCCCTCACCTAGTTTCAGCCGCAGTTTTGCATATATTTTTGAAAAAGTCCCTATGCAAAAAAATTTTGCGAAAAAATTTTTTCGAGTTATATTATTGACAACTTGTTATCCACGTAACTACTTTACTTATGAAGATCAACCGTATAGCACAGATCGACAAAGAACAACAAGACGAAATAGACCGCGTATTAAAACTTGCTGAACAAGATCCTGGATTACAAGAAGTTTCATTATTCGCACCGAAGGCTCCTGTAGGAATCCTATCCCAAGCATTAAATACAGGTGCATCAAAACTAGCTTCCATGGTTCCGCAACAAATAACCGAAGCCCTTGCAGGTTTACCGTCATTAATGTTTCGCGGTTCGGGGAAAGGCTTTGAACGGTTCGGTAAACGTAGAGGAGCAGGCGCGTCCCGTGTAAACCAAAACTTAGATAATTTAATTAGTGATTTTTTTGCACAAAGTAAAGGCGGAACTGACCTTAGTGATGTAAGCCAATACACGTTAGAATTACTTAAAGCCAATCTGCCCGCGATCCGCGCAGCGGCGGCAAGACAAAAACAAAACCCGAAAGCAGGGCTAAATCGTTTAATTGAGATATTAGAGGAACTTGAATAAAGTTTACAAGATTATGATTTTAGGATTAAGATACGCGCTAAGAGAACCATTTATTAATTAAACTACTTTACTTATGCCAAAAACAAAAGCCAAGAAAAAAGCCCCAGCTAAATCAAGAGGGCTAACAAAAAGACAACAAACAACTCTTAAAAAACATTCGGTACATCATACGAAAAAACATATGACCGAAATGCGTAAATTAATGCGAGCGGGTAAATCGTTTTCGGCAGCGCATAAAACTGCAATGAAAAAAGTTGGTAAATAATGGACGAAGCCCGCAGTACGTTTAGAACTTTTTTAGATGGCTTTTCAGGAATCTTACAAAGGGAAAGCGAAAGAAAGTTAGCTGAAAATAAAGCGTTAACAGAATACCTTCAAACACCAGAAGGTCAACGAGCATTAACAGCAACTGGATTAGGCGTCGCGTCGTTACTACCACTTCCAGGAGCTAAGACACGATTCGCTAAACAAATGGCAGAAATTATGAACCCTATAATGTCGTCAGGTGCGCGAGTAGGTATGGACGTAATTGGTAGAGCACCAATGCCCATGTTAAAAGCACCAGTAACCACGAACCGTGGACCGCGTGGACCAATCAATATTGAACAACCAATACAAGGCAATCTTGATTTAACAAAATTAAAAGATACAGGAATTACCTCATTAGGTAATAGAATGAATCCTAAGATGAGAGAAGATTTATTAGGTAGACGTGACCGAATACAACAAGATATATTTAAAATGAACAGTATGCAACGTCAAGGCGAACTGATCGATGTAAATAGATTATTTAGGTTACAAGATGAACTTGACGCTTTAAATAAAACTTTAAAATAATATATGTCGCAAGACAAAAAAGAAAAGTTAAAACTTTTAAAAGGGATTAACTTAGACCACCTTAATAAAGCAGAGGCAAAAGAATTTACTGTTTTATTAGAAGAACTCGAAAAACGCGAATTCCAAGAAAAATCAACAAGTACCTTTATGGATTTTGTCCGCGCTATGTGGTCAGAGTTTATCGATGGTAA